ACACCCCACAAAACCCCCGCTAAATGTCCATTGTAGTGTAAGGACTAAAAAAATATGGAGGTGAAAGCAATTAATCAGAAAATGAAAATCAAGGTGTCAAATACACCAATTAACGATGGTATTGTTTCCTGTAAGAAAGTGAAAATCCGTGAACGCCTTTTAAACAAGTTATTTGGACCAGTTCGAAAAGTAACTATTATTGTTCCAGGAGACAGTGTAAAAGAAATTAGTATTATTGAAAAACCTGACAAGAAAGGAGAGAAGGATAAATTTGAGCAAACTGAATAGCCTGTCAATCATCATTCAAGAACTCCGTGATACTGCGTCAAACCTATCCAAGCTTGCAGATGACTTAGAAAATGAGTTTTCGTCAAAACCAGTTGAAAAGAAAGTAAGCCTTGAAGACGTAAGAGCAGTTCTAGCAGAAAAATCACGAAATGGATTAACTAAGGAAGTTCGAGAACTACTTCTAAACTTTGGTGTAAATAAATTATCTGAAGTTGATCCAAAAGACTATCCTGCTATTTTATCTGAAGCTGAAAGGCTAACAAATGCCAAGTAACGGACATGCTTTATTAAGTGCATCAAGTTCGCATCGCTGGCTTAATTGCCCGCGGTCTGTGACTTTAATTGAATCAACTGAAGACAAGCAGTCCGAGTTTGCCTTAGAAGGAAGCGAGGCACACTTACTTTGTGAATTTCGCTTGCGTCAAGCTTTAGGAATTGATGCCGAAAACCCAATTCCAAGAATTACCCTATACAGTAACGAGATGGAAGATTATGCAAATGAGTACGTTTCATACATCCTAGAACTGATTGAAGAAGTAAGCAAGACTTGTAAAGATCCAGTTTACTTAATTGAACAGCGAGTAGATTATTCAAGATTTGTTGAGGATGGTTTTGGAACTGCTGACTTTATTTTGATTGCGGATGGGTCTATTTGGATCGTAGACTTCAAGTATGGTCGTGGTATTAAGGTTGAAGCGAAAGAAAACTCTCAGATGATGATTTATGCACTCGGAGCATTAGAGCTTTTCGACTTGATCTATGACATTGAGAATGTGAACATGACAATCTTCCAACCACGAATTGGTAACATCAGCACTTCATCCATGACAAAAACTGCTCTTTTTGACTGGGCTGAAAATGTCTTAATTCCTACAGCCCAACTTGCACTTGAAGGAAATGGTGAATTTAAAGCAGGCAGTTGGTGCCAGTTTTGTAAACTTAAGACAACTTGTAGAAAAAGAATGGAAGAAAACATGAAGTTAGCTAAGTTGGACTTTACTGAACCACCTCTTTTAACTGATGATGAGATTGAGGAGGTCTTAATTCGTATTGATGAACTGGTCTTATGGGCAGGCTCGGTTAAAGACTACGCTTTAAAGGAAGCACTTAAAGGCAAAATATGGTCCCAATTTAAACTGGTCGAAGGAAAGTCAAATCGCAAGTTCACAGATGAAACAAAAATTGCAGAAGTCGTACACCAAGCAGGTTTTGATCCGTTTGAAAAAAGACTACTTGGAATTACTGATATGCAAAAGTTACTCGGAAAAAGCAAATTTGAAGAATTACTTAGTCCTTACATCATTAAACCTCAAGGGAAGCCTACTCTCGTTCCCTTGAGTGATAAAAGAGAGCCATTAAAAATTATGACAATTCAGGAGGAATTTAAAAATGTCAACTAATCCAACAAAAGTTATTACAGGTAAAGATACCAGATGGAGTTATGCAAATGTATGGGAACCAAAGTCAATCAATGGAAGTACTCCAAAGTACTCGGTTTCCCTTATCATTCCAAAAAGTGACAAAGTCACAATTGAGAAAATCAAAAAAGCAATTGAGGCCGCTTACCGTGAAGGTGAAGCTAAGTTGAAGGGTAATAGCAAAACTCTTCCACCATTAAGTGCCATAAAAACACCACTACGTGATGGTGATTTAGAAAGACCAGATGATCCAACCTATGCCAACAGTTACTTTATCAATGCAAACTCTGCGACTGCGCCAGGTATTGTGGATATAGACCTAAATCCAATTTTAAATAGATCGGAAGTATACTCAGGCGTTTATGGCCGTGCATCAGTTTCATTTTATGCCTTTAACTCCAATGGGAACAGGGGCATCGCATGTGGCTTAGGAAATCTACAGAAGATTCGTGATGGTGAGCCACTAGGTTCGAAAGCAAGTGCTGAAGATGACTTTGCTTCACTCGAAGACAATGACTTCCTCTCCTAAGACACTAAGCATCGACATTGAAACATACAGTAGTTTAGACCTTTCCAAGTGTGGTGTGTATAAGTACGTTGAAGCAAGTGATTTCGAAGTATTACTCTTTAGTTTCTCTCTAGATGAGGGGGATGTAG